GTCTAAGGGAACATCCAAAAAAACCGTATCTCGTAACATCAGCAAGATGGTTCGAGAAGGTTATCCACAAAAGCAAGCTGTAGCAGCAGCACTATCTACTGCTAGAAAGACCAAGAAAAGTGGCAGAACGAAAAAGAGGTCCTAATCTCTCTGTTGGTCGTGGCGAGAAGCTCTCCGTTTCCCAGGGCGGTGGGTTGACTGCAAAAGGCAGACGCAAATACAACAGAGCAACAGGAAGCAAACTAAAAGCACCTCAAAAATCAGGCGCAAGACATCGCTCATTTTGCGCTAGATCCAAAAACTGGAAAGGTGAGCGTGGCAAAGCAGCAAGACGCAGATGGGGGTGCAGATGAAACCAGGACTTTATGCCAATATTCATAAAAAGCGTGAGCGTATCCGTAAAGGATCAAAAGAAAGAATGAGAACGCCAGGAAGTAAAGGCGCTCCCACAGATTCCGCATTTCGCAAAGCAAAGAAAACTGCAAAGAAATCCAAGCGTGGCAGAAGATAGTCATTACAAATCTCTTTTAAAAGCGGTGTCTTGGCGTATTACTGGAAGCCTTGACACCTTTGCTTTATCTTGGATTATTACTGGCACTGCAAGCCTAGCCTTCAGTATTGCCTTTGTTGAACTGTTCACCAAGATAGCTCTGTACTGGGTACATGAGCGTATCTGGCTAAAGATCGAGCTATGAATCACTGGGTACTAGGCGAATCAGGCGCATCATGGAGCAGGGATGAGCTGCCCTTCAAAAGCATAAGTACCTATATGACTGAGCTGACACCAGGGAGCAGCAAAGACCTTACCGCCACTCTTGCGCCAAATGTAGCAGAAGTGGTAATCCTCAGAAAGTAATCGACCAGTTTCAGGTTCAATAGAGGTAGCAAAGTATTCTTTGATCTCCTCACGCATACTCATCTGACCATTTAAGTCGTTGACATCGTTAAAGTAAGAAGGCACTTTATCTGCTAATTGCTCAAATACTTCCTTCTTAATCATCATAAAACCAGTACCGCCATTAAAGATCTCTACAGGCTGTCCAATAGGCACAGTTACTTCGCCTTGGTAATCCACCAGATTGACCACAAAACTGCCCGTATAGCTCTTTAATTGATTCTGTGGCACTCCAGCATCCATTGCCTTTTTAACGCTATCCCAGTTAATTTCTTTCTTAGGGTAGATACCGCAAATAATGTCTTTATCTGCTTCAAGCATAGCCATAATGTCGGTAGCTCTAAACTTAATGTCGCTATCAATAAAGAGTAGGTGGGTGCAACCGCTCTTAAGAAAGCCATTCGTAAGCGCATTTCTTGCCCTGGTAATCAAGCTCTCGTTGAACATAAAGCTGTACTGAGCTTCCACTCCAGACTTTTGTAGCAACATATTGAGTTCCATAATTGATTGCGTGTAGTAACCAGCACACTGACCGCCATACATTGGTGTAGCTACAAAAATTTTCTTATTCATAAATAATCCCTAACATCGTTTAATAAAAGAGGATCAACGACACAGTTATCCCCATACCCAAAATTCTTTAATTGATGCACTGCAACAAACTCTGTTCTGGTGATTGCTCCCACCAGCTCTACTTGGTAATCATTGAGATACCTGGCAAATACTGCAAGATCTGCTTTGAAATGCGCTAAAGATCTAAACAGCAAATATCTTGCTCTGCTAGTCTTAACATCAATTTTTACACCTCGATACTCAAAGTCATAGCCTTGATCTCCACCTTGATGTAATTCCAGGTTTACTGGTGTGTCTATGATCTTGCCGACTGCCCATTCTCCTGCCATGCCTTCTCTGGTTATGGCAAAGTCATCTCGCTTTTGATCTACCCGTTGCGTTTTTACTTGCCAATCTTGCTTGTATTTATGGCGTTCATGCGCTGCCCACGCTATTTCGTAGGTATCTAGTTCTGATAGTCTGACAATCATGAAAACAAGAAATACCCAAAAAGCGTAACAACCACTAAACACACATACAGCACCTCAGATAAATGGCGCTTGCGATAGCTCTCAGGATCAAGGAAAGCCGTCTGCAAAAGAATGGCATCTGAATCCATCTCTGGTCTGCAATCCTTTTCGTAATACTTACCAATCTCAATTTTTCCAGTGTTGTATGGTGTATTCATGTTATCTCCTAATAAGTGCCAGCTATCCAAGTAGTTGGCTGGCGCAACCCCTAACTACCTGGCTAATTCACGCCAGATTCCTCTTGGACTAGTGAAAATTCTTCCATCGTTTCAATCATGACTGTTAATCCTCCACCTTTTTTGATGTCACAACGCTTGATCTCAATAAAATCAATGTTGAAATCGTCATCAAAAACCCCTGCATCTTGCAAACTATCCTCAATAATCTTCAAAAGGTTTGAAATATCCCTTTTGCGTTTATCAGGAGGGTAAGCCCAAACAATCAGCGCAATCTTGACATCCCCAAACTTAGGAACTCGATATTCAGCGACATACTCTTGCACTGCGGTTTTGTAGGCTTTAGCTTTAGCGTTAGGAAAGCGCCTACCCCTAGCGTTAATGTAAAGATGATTAACACTTGGAGGGTAGGGCAGATTCAAAACTACCATTAGCAGCCAGGAGGTCCGAAAGGTCCATCTACATTGGTATCCCAACAGCAGATTTCACCATCATCAGTCCTACTGCATTTTTCGTATGCAAAAGCGTTGCTGATGAGAATCAGACTAAAAAGGCACATCAGAATCTTGAACACGATTGACCTCCTTTGGATAAGTACCGCCATTATCTGGCTTCCAGTTATCTTCAGAAAGAGAGATTAAGCTGCCTTTAGGCGTTTGCTTAGTCCACCCTGCAATCTTGAGGGTTTGACCTGCTTTGTAATCCTCAGAAAGCAACAATGTGCCTTTCCAATCAGGTGAGCGCTCATGCTTTTTCTCGTTTTGAAATAACACCCCTTTGCCCATCTGGGCGATATGTCCGTTAGCCATTGTTGATTTCCTTTCTAATAGCTTGTAATCGTGATAAGAACTTCGCTGTTGTATTGCCATCAAATGTTTTTGTATAGGCTTCATTGACTTCCCTGAACTTTTTGATCTTTTCAAACTTTTCCTCAGCAGTCATCTTGCTAGATTCATGGATTTTGGCGTGCATCTCTGCAAACCCCTCGATCCAATCTGCTTGACAGATATAGCGTGCATAAGGTTCTTCAGTGCCTGGCACATACATCGGTATAGCCATGTCAGGGATGTCATCGGGAATAGCGCTAAGATCAACGATATTAGGCACTACTGATCCCATGTCTTTTACTTCTCTAGGCTTGGAGGTCGGGCTTTCAAAGTTTTCGACTTCATCGGGTGAGTAGAAGCCCGTAACAGATCCTGGGAAAACTGATCTAATCCCCTCTGAAATACAACGGCTTCGTAGCATCGCTCTGGGGAACTTTTGCCATCCGCTTCCTGGTTTAACAAGACCGATTTTGGTAGCTTGCTCAATGGTCCATGTAACCGCAAGGTCACCCCCGTTGGGGTGTGAAAAAACTCCTGTAACTTTGTCATCTTTGTAATCCTTCCATTCGACTTTGCCACCTGCGTTTTGAAAGCGTGCCAGCATAGCGTCTGCTTTAAGAGCTGGTCTGCCCTGAATAATATGAAAATCCCGTGCTGCTGTAGCAGGATGTAACCCTTCGGCTTGTGCTACTGCCATCAGCGCTAAGACTGAGTTTTTATCCTTCATGCCAAACAAACCACTGGCAGCAATAGCGGTAGCCATCTGCTCCATCTCTGAGTATGCGACTAAATTGCTCATACGAAAATGTCCTTTAATGTGATTACCGTATCAATGACTGAGCTTGCAGCCATCACCCAAACTGCTATATCAATGTGATTCATTGCAATCTCCCCATCATTTTTTGAATCAAATCTGTTTTTTCTGTTCCACCTATTATTCTCATCATCTTGTGATAATCAATATTGGCATCATCACTAGATTTCATATAGGCAATTAGAAAAACCAAAACTTCTTGCATAGGTTTTAGCTTCAACGATTCTCTTGTTACTTTTAAAAGTGCATCAATAGCTGCGTCTAAATCTTCCTCCGCTATTGTGTTGTCATAAATTTGATCAAGTTTCATTTGACTAAAAACCTCCGAGAACCTGGCTGCTCAATAACAAACTTCTCATAAATATCGGGCATACCTTGTTTAAATAGATCTGCTGAGAACCGCTTAGATGACTTTGCTGACTTCCAAGTAACTAAGCTAGTGCCATCGACTGCTCTGATCTCCTCTGCTGATCCCATGAGATTACGGATCTGCACCTCTATATTTTCCTCAGCGCTCTCAAGATGCTTAATCTGATTCTTAATATCTTTAAGTTGAGCAATAGCCATTTCGACCTGCTGAGTAGCCACCAGCGCAGCACTATTG